GGCTCTGCAACCGTTTCAAACTGCTTGAACGAACCAAAGAATTGTTCTGCGGTGCTGATGGCGTCGGTTTGTATATCGCTCCGGGTAATAAGCCCATCACGTTCTGCTGTTTTATCGCTTATTTTACTTTCAACCGTTTCGCGTTCATTGAGGTAATCTTCCTTTTTAAGCGAACCGCTCTTAAACCGCTCATATAACTGGCGTTTGAAGGCTTGTAATTTACCGATTTCTTTTTCAAGGCGGTCGGCGATAGCCTGAGAGGATTCTATGCTTTGCTTAATACCCTTTTTGCTTTTATGGCACAGTTTTTCCATATCAAGCATAGTGGTGATTTGAGATTTAACAGCGGCTTTTACGGCGTCCACGATGACTTGTTCGGAGAACTTCTCACGCAGACAGTCGTATTCGCCGGTATGGTTTGGTGTTTCACAGGAGTAACGAGTTGTCTTTGCTTCGCCCCTGTACCGCATCACATGGCCGCAATATCCGCAGCGTACTTTTTTGTAAAGCATCCTTCCGGTATTCGGCTTTCCGTGTGTACCGCCCTGCTGTCCTCTTTTGGAAAGGACGTTTTCCCAGGTCTCCTGTGTGATAATTGCAGGGATTGCGTTCGGTATCTTTATCCATTCTTCTTTTGGTTTGCGGATGCTTTTTCCGCTTCCGAGTTCGCCCGCTTCTATCTTGCCGCTTATCAATACGCCTGTGTACTGTTCGTCGCGGAGTATGCGAATGATTGTGCCGGCAGACCATAACGATTTTGTTGTACCTCTGCTATTTAATTTGCTGCCGTTCTGTTTCTTATAGTCTGAGGGGGTCAATATACCCTCTGAATTTAGGGTATGGGCGATTTGAGTATTGCCTTGCCCTTGGCAGGCAAGCTCAAAAATTCTTCTTACCACTACGGCGGCGGGTTCGTCTATCACGATACGGTGAATATCCGCTTTGTCCTTCATATAACCGTATGGGGCAAAGGCATGAATATATTTGCCCTGACTTGCTTGTGTCCGTTTCGCGCTTTTGGCTTTCTTTGAAACATCCTTGCTGTACATGGCGTTTATCATATTGCGTACAGCCACGTCAATATCCGCCGTCGTGCCTTTATGGTTGTTGCTGTCGTAATGGTCGTTGATCGCTATAAACCGCACACCGATGTATGGAAACAACTGCTCGATAAACTTGCTGACTTCAAGATACTTTCTGCCAAAACGGGACAGGTCTTTAACTATGATACAGCTAACCTCGCCCCTGCGAACTGCGTCAAGAAGCCGTTTTACGCCTGGTCTGTTGAAATTCGTGCCGCTGTACCCATCGTCAACAAATTCCTTGACCTGCATATTGGCAAATTCAGGGACTGTTGAAATATAATCCATGATGATTTCTCGCTGGCTGGTTATGCTGTTGCTCTCTCCAAGACCTTCATCGTCAAGCGATAACCGTAAATAGTCCGCTATATATTGCTTCACGATACAGCCCTCGCTTCCGTTTCCGATTCATTGATGTATTCCTGCAACGCGTCCAACTCGTCACGGTATTTCAATGTGACTTCGATGTTTGCTCCGTCGTAAACGTCAATGCGTTCCACCAGGGCGGCTACCATTCCTGCGGATAGCTGTTGTTCCGTTTCAAAGCGCCGAAATTCTTTTATCCATTTGTTTTCCGGCGATACAGCGGTTTCCCGTCGATTCTTCTCGGCAATCAACAGATCAAGCTCGCTTTGCAGCGTCTCCTTTTCTTCATCATAATCCGCTTTCATCATGGCGTAATCCTGCCCGGATAAAACACCATCCTGGTAATCTTCGCGCAGGGAGCCGCGGAACCGCCTGTTTTGCGCCAGCTTGCTTTTTAACGCGTCCATTTGCTTTTCCAGATTATTCTGGCGATTTTGATGAACAGCTTTCTTTTGAAAATCTGCTATCAAGCGGCTCATATCCGCAGCCAGTTTGATTTCACGGCTTATATAGTCAAACAACGCTGTCCGCAAATCTGCTTCGCGGATTGGTTTCATGGTACAAGCGTTTTTATCGACCTGATCGTACACATAGCAGCAAAAGGTGAACTTTTTCTTTGCCGGCTTTCTTGCCATGTGCTTGCCGCAATCGCCGCAGAAGATTAAACCTTTGAATATGTTGGGGCTTACAGTTTTGTCTGACGCCTCTTTTTCGTCTGGTTTGCGGGCTTTTTGTATTTTTTGCACGGCGTCAAAGGTATCGCGGTCTACAATAGCGGGATGGGCGTTCTCAAATATCAGCCACTCGTCGTTGCTCTTTGTGGTCATACCGCCGCCGTGCAAGAAGTTTGACTGATACTTGCCGGAAGCCATAATGCCGGTATATACGGGGTTTACGATCATGCGTTGAATAGCCGACTTATACCAATACAAGGTTTCTTCATGCTTTTTCGCCTTTGTTATCCCTTTTTCAAAACGGTAGCGGCTGGGCGGCAGGATTTTCATTTCATTCAGTTTTTGCGCTATCTTCGTTCCGCTCATGCCAGCCAGAAACCAATCGAATACCTGACGGACAATGGGCGCGGTTTCTTCATCAATGACAAGGGCCGAACCATCTTTCATATATCCATAAGGCGCGAACGATCCGCAAAATTCACCGCGCTTTTGCTTGGCGGCAAAGCTGGAGCGTACCTTTTTGGATATATCGCGGGCATAAACCTCATTCATCAGATTTTTGAGCGGAACAATCAGACTACTTTCATCCAGAGATGCCGTCAGAGAATCGTAGCTATCGCCAACTGAAATAAAGCGTACTTGTAAAAACGGAAAGACGCGCTCTAAATAGTGCCCCATTTCCTCAAAGCTCCTGCCGAACCGCGATAAATCCTTGACGATCACGCAATCGACCAGACCGGCCTGTATATCCGCAATCATGCGCGAAAAACCGGGGCGATTGAAGTTTGTACCCGTATAGTTTACGTCCTCGTATACATCATAGAGTTGCAGATCAGGACGTGTTTGCAGGTGGTTCATCAGCAATGCTTTTTGTGTGCCGATGGAATCGCTTATTTTTTTGCGGATGTCCTCCACGGATAAGCGGACATAAACGGCGACATGGTAGATTTTGCTTTCCGCAATGCTCTTGTCATGCGATAAGCCGTTACGCTGTTTTCTGTTTATTCTCGCCATTTACAGACACCTCCGCTTCTTTTTCTATGATGTTTCTGAGAACTTCAGATACTGCTTCCAGGCGATTGCCATAGCGAACCTGTATGTGGATGCACTTACTTGAAAACACATCAATTCTTTCGATTAAATTCACAGCAAACTGCCGGTTAAACTCCGGCACATTCTTGTACTGTGTAAAATGATGCAGCCATTCAAGCGCTGAGGAATCGTTGCCAAGCAATAACTCCGTTTCTTCTCGAAGTCTCGAAACGGCCTGTTTTAATTCTGAAATGCGATCCGTGTAATCTTTCCCGAACTCAACATAGTCCTCTTTGGATATGATACCGCTCTTGTAGTCCTCATACAGTGACCGTTTATACTTCTCACAGGTCTTGATTTCTTCCTCACGGTCTGTAATTTGGCTGCTTAGATTAGCGATATTTCTTTGTTGACCCGGTAATGATCTGATATATGTCAGGCTGTTTTCAATATCAACAGCAAACGCGATCTGTTGCACTGCCGCTTCCATGGCGGCCTGTTCCAGCTTATCGTGCTGTATACAATGGGAAGTACAGCATTTATTCTTGCCCCTGCTCGATGCGCAGACATAGTATTGCTTGCCGTCTGATTTGGTGCGGATCATGTTGTTACCGCAGTCGCCGCAATAAACCATACCGGACAGCGGATAAACGGTGTTCTGTCTCGGTGCGGTTCGTGTGTCCTGGCCGAGCAGACCGTTTACAATCTCAAAATTGCGTTTGCTGATAATGGGTTCATGGGAATCTTCAATAATATGCCATTCATCCTCATGCTTATCGACGCGCCGTTTCACCTTGTAGCTCGGCGTGGTTTGCTTACCCTGTATCAATACGCCTATATAAACAGGATTTCGGAGGATACGGCCAATGGCGACGGCAGACCAGGACGCCCGCGTATGGGTTTGAAATTGCGCCGTATAGTTGGTATCACGCTTTTTATACTCCGCGGGCGACGGTTCTCCTATTTCATCTAACCACTCAGCGATTTTCTGTTGGCTCATTCCCTCGATTTTCAATCGGAATATGCTGCGGACAATCTCGGCGGCGTGTTCGTCGATGATAAGCCTGTGCTTGTCGGTATCATCCCGCCGATACCCATACGGGGCAAACGCGGCTACAAAATCGCCGTTTTTCCGCTTGATATTCAGTCCGCTCCGTATCTTCACGGACGAATCCCGAAGATACTGTTCGTTTATCAGGTTCTTGAAAGGTATGATGATCTCGTCGGCGTCGGTTCTCGGTTTCAGGCTGTCGTAGTTGTCGTTAATGGCGATCAGGCGCACCTTGTATTTGGGGAACACTTCCTCCATCAGTTCTCCCACTTCAATGTAATTGCGCCCAAGCCGGGACAAGTCCTTGACGATTACGCAGTTGATGATTCCATCCTCAATATCCTTCATCATTTTATTGAAATTCGGACGGATAAAATCGACCCCGGAAAATCCGTTATCGTCCCTCACGGAAACGATACGGATGTCGGGCAGGTTCTTTGCGTATTCGCGTATCAGTTCAATTTGATTTTCAATGGTGCTGCTGTCCGGGTCGTCTTTACTGGCACGGACATAAGCAGCGGTGTCGTAAATAGTTTGCATCACAAAAACCTCCTGTTGAGTTTCCCGACAAGCGAGCAACAAGAGGGCTTTGATGATTTAGTCCGTATACAGTATAAACGGCTTATGAAAGCTCGTCTATTCTGTCGCAAACCGTTTTATAAGGTTTGGAAAAATCCCTCCAGGCAATCGTTTATCGAAGTGTTTGTATTACTGTATATAATCTTTAATGTAACGTCGCCGCATCTAAAGCAATATGGGTTTTTGACTTGGCGCAGGTATTCAAGCGCCTTTTGAAGAAAGGGTTGATTGGGGTCTATGTTAATGTCGCGTATATCGGAGAGCGATTCACGGTCAACGGTGCGAATGTCTACATTACGCATGGCTTCCAGATCGAAATTTTGTATTGGACTCATAAAACAACCTCCTTGTCTGCCACTCCTTTTATCATTGTATTGATAAGATATGAGCGATGTGACTTGTACTATGCCAAATCAAAACCTATTCCCAAGTTGGGAATAGGTTTTGTAGCATCCATTCATTCAAAGTTTCCCGGCGTCTTTTTCGCCGCCATAAAATCCTCAACCGCGCTGATTTCAGAGGTCACGCGGCAATCGGGCAGCGCGTCCAGTACCCGTTCGTGGTAGGAACCGCTGCCGCTTACACGGCTGTCGAGGATGGCGACCGCGCCGGTGTCGGTTTCGGTGCGGATCAGCCGCCCGAACCCCTGCTTGAGCTTGATAATCATTTCCGGCACGATGACCTTTTCCTTATACTCGTCCATGCCGGAATACAGCGTCTGCTCGTATTCGCTGATGGGGTCGGGAACGGCGAAAGGCAGCTTGACGATAATCAGCATAGAGAGCGCGTCGCCGGGGATGTCAATGCCCTCCCATAAAGCGCCAGAAGCGAACAGGATACCGTTGCCGCTGTCCTTGAAACGCTCGATCTCCTTGATGCCGCCTTTATTCAGGCGGAACATGGGAAAAGGTATCTCGCGCTCCGCCAAGTGTTCCCAAACCATATCCATCACTTTATAGCTGGTGAACAGGACGGCGGCGTGGCCGCGGGAAGCGCGGATAAGCTGCTCCACTTCATTGGCCACGGACAGGATATATTCATGCCCGCACTGGTCTGGAAACGGGACGCTTTCGCTGACATACAGCAGGGCGTTCTCCCTGAAATCAAAGGGGGACGGCTTGCTTGTTTCGGTCAGGCGGCTTCCGGCGCGTTCCAGCCCAAGCGCCCGCTTGATGTGGGAGAAATCGCCGTTGGCCGAAAGCGTTCCCGACGTGAGGACGGTGGGGATGCCTTTACCCCACAGATCATGGTATAGCTGTTTATCGAGGTCTTT